GACGACTTCAACGAGCTTCAAAACAAATTGCGCATCACTCTTGTTGAAGGTGAAAAGCTTGCTGATGTTCAGAAGAGATTGGTTGATGTCTCATTAAAGACTAGAACCAGCCTGCAAGAAAACGCAAACTTATATTTAAGACTTGCAAGCTCTGTTGATAGAACAAAAGTGTCTCAAGAAGAACTTTTTAGGATAACAGAGACGGTAAACAAGGCAATTCAGATTGGCGGCTCAAATGCTCAGGAAGCACAGGGTGCGTTACGTCAGTTTACGCAGATAATATCATCTGGATTTACAACAGGATTCTCGCAAGAATTAAACTCCATTTTCGAACAAGCTCCAGGATTAAGGGATGTTCTTGCAAACGGATTAAGAGAGGTTTCAGATGAATTTAGAAACATGGAAGCCTCTGGTGTGACTGCCATTAAAATCTTAAAAACCTTCTCTGAAGAAGGTCTTGGAGATATTGATATGCTTCTCTCAGCTTTAGCATCTCAATTTCAAACTGTTAATGACCAATATGGAAACGTCAATGTAACTGTAGCGAAAGCATTTGGTAATCTAAAAGCATCTCTGGAAAACTACATAGGAGCCGTGGATGATGCGACTGGATTTACCTCTGGACTTGCACTAAGAATAGATGACCTTGCTCAGAATTTCGACTCATTTGCTGACAAGGTTGCATCAGCGATGCAGACCGTAGGTGTTGCAATATTATCTTTCGGTGTTGTTGCCTTGGTGAAGTTTACAATAAGAGTATTGGCTGCTGGAAGGGCTGCTATTTTTGCTGCAATTGCAGCTACTAGGCTTGCAAAGGCGTTTTTGTTCTTTGCCAATCCAGCGGGCGGCCTAGCTCTTGCAGTTTTTGCCGTTGCAGAATTAATATTGAAGCTAGAGCAAGCTAGAAAATCATTTAGTGGACTTTCCGCAGTTGTTGCTGCATCTGGGACATTTCCAGATGCGCTATCGCTTGATCAGCTTTCTGGTGAAATACATACGCAGACAGATGTAATAAAAAAACTTAAAGAAGAATATTTTGATCTTGGGAGCACAATAGAAGGTTTATCAAACCTTGGTGTTTCTGGCGATACTATAATAGATGGGATAGGTGATCAGAGCGGAAAAACATTAAATCAGATAATATCCGAACAAGAAACTATAGCTAAACAGATAAGAAGTAATGTCGAATATTTGAATCAATTACTTAACAAGCAGGCAGAAAAGGAAAGAGAAATATCAAGAAAAACAATTGAAGCGGCGAATAAACTAATAGATACAGAAAAGTACAAGACATTTGAAAAGCTTAAAATTGAAAAAGAATATAATGACAGAATTGATGCGCTAAGAAAAGCTAGGGACATAGTTGAATCGGCACAAGTAAAAGCACAAGCAGATAAGATAATAGCTGAGTTGATTCGCCAGCGTGATGAAAAACTTGGTATAAAGGCTAAATATGATCAGGATGACCTAGACAAACTTATAAGTTCATTAAGAAGCGAAAGAGAGGCTTTAATTGCTCAGTCGAAAGAACGAAAAGAAATAGTTGCTGCATTAGTTAATGATGAAAAACAAAAAGCTGATCTTATTTTAAAGATAAATAGGCAGCTACAAGATGGTCTTTCTGCATTGAATCAGAATTCAGATGCAGATGAGAGAAGAGATAGACTTCAATCCATCAAAGACTCATTAAAGTCAGAAGAGCAGCTTATAAAAGAAAGATATGATTCTGAAAGAAGATTTATTGATGCAAACGTGACATCACTTATTGAAGCAGAAATAATAAAGTCTCAGCTAAGAAAAAAAGAAGCTGATGAATTAGCTGCGCTTACTGAAAATATCAAAAAAAGCATGTGGGATCAGATGACCACAATGGAGAAATTGATAGAAACAATAAGTAGGATAGGGAATGCAGCCAAGGCATTCACAGATTTGTTTGGTACTCTAGCATCAATTAGACAACAAGAACTTGATAAGGAATTGAGCACCTCAGAAGATTTGTCTGATGAGGAGCGGAAGACAAAAGAGAAAAATGCTGAGGCTGCATTTGAAGCAAACAAGAGATACACCATTGCTGGCATAGCGCTTCAGACTGGCTTGGCGATAATGAGCGCTTTTGCTGAGCCTGGGATGCCGTTTGCACTAAAAGCAATAAACGCAGCAGCCGCCGCTGCTACAGGTGCAGCACAATTCGCAAAAGCAAAATCGCAGAACTATAGCGCACCATCTGCTCCGTCAGCAAGTGGAGTTTCGTCACAGCAGACTAGCAATACTGATAATAGACAGATAACGATAAATGTAACTTCTGGTACAGCTTCTCCAGAAGATATAGCTAAGGCGATATCAAGTTACATTGATAATGATGGTATAATCATCAACCCAGAATCAGCACAAGGCAGGGCTTTAAGTGTCTAACACGACAGTAAAATTTTATCCAAAAAGAAACCTAATTAAGCCAGCTCAAGAAAATCAATTGAAGCTGGCAACTGCGCTAACTGTAAATGATGTTACAGAGATCACTGTTGAATCTGGGACAATTCCTTTAGCAACTCCAACCTCTGGTTTTATTCTTGTCCAGAATGATTTCTATGAATGGAGAAGAATATCTTATGAAGACATCATTGGTGATTCGTTCATTGTCAATCTAACTGAGAGTGATGATGATAACGATTTCGAATACGCAACAGCATCTGTTGGTAGAAACGTTTGGATCTCAGATCTCGATATTTATTCTGAATATGCAATACAATTAACACTGAGTCAGTTCAATCAGTCTCCATCAGATAGAACAATGCAGTCAGAGTCGCTTTCAGGCAGGGAAGTTTCATCTTTGTTCAATGCGAAGAACACTTACTCATGTGAGGTTAAGTTTGTCGGTGTTAATGATGAGGTATCGACAGAGGAGTTCGAGATGTTCAGGTCATCGGTTATGAATAAAGAAGATTTCATTCACACAAATCTTGACGAGGATGATAGGGAAATGACTGTAACAATGGCAAATAGAGGATCGAGAGATAGAATAGGTAATAACTACATAAACAAATATAACTATCAGTATTCTATCTCAGAGGTATTAGATGCTTAATATTAGTGATCGTTTTTTAGCTGCAAATGTAAGTAACAGCAGAGAGCCAGCGTTAGTTATCGAGGTTCAAAATGAAAATGGAAACATTTACTTTACTACGTCAAAGCGAATAAAAATAGTTGATGCTGGATCTCACAGGTTTGATGAGTGCATAGTATCTGCAACTGGCGGATCTCAGAAGATAACGCCAGAAAGAGGCCAGTCAACAATTGGTGATTACACCTTCACTGTTATTGACCAAGGATTAACTGATTTTCAACGCATCTTACTATCATCATTTAATGATACCCTTAATAACAACAAGGTTATATTTCATTACGGATTAATGAACATTCGGTTTGAAGATTACGTATCTCTTCCGCCGCAATACATAAATGAAGTAAACCAAGATGTAAATCAGTACACATTCAAGACAAGTGATACTCAGAGATTTATTCGGCAGAAGGTTTTTGGATCTAAGTCAAAAACAACTTTGGTCAAAGGTATCGGCTTCGCCGATGCAACACCTACGTCAACAAAAGAAATTGAGGTTTTAGATAACGCCGCCTTCAATGCCGTGTTTCATGATAGCAATTGGGTTGATGCGCCAGGAAGGGAGGTTGGTTATCTCGTTGCTTCCGGAACAGACTCAAATGGAGATGATGCGCTTGAGGTTATCCGCTGGTCAGGAAAGACTGGCTCAAATAAATTTGTAGTTGATGGAAGAGCTTTATTTGGCACAAGACAGATAGACTTAGCTGGAAGTCAGGATGGTGGATCAATAGAGCTTGAGGAATTTATTTATTTAGACCTTAATATTCCTAAAATGATCTTGGCGATAATGAATGGCAGTCTGTATGGTGACGCAGGAAAGCGATTACCTGACAACTGGAATGCAGGCGTATCGTCTGTTTTTATAAACACACCATCATTTGAAGAAATTGGCGGAGATCTATGGGATTTTAATCTTCAATTTATTGGGCTGAAAGAAGATTCTGCGAAAGAATTTATATATGAGCAATGCTTGAAGCCATTCAACCTATTCATGTATATCGATCAGGATGGTCAACTATATCTTAAAAGATTTTCAGATATACCTTATGACGCCCCAGCCGAGATCACGATAAACAATGAATCTATTTTAAGCTCCCCAGAAATCCTGAGAAATTCAAAGGCAATAAGAAACGTTTTTAGGGTTAATTGGTCTTGGGATTGGAAGGAAGAAAAATACGCAAGAGAGAATGGCTACATAGATGCTGACAGTTTTGCAAGAAACAATATATGGTCTGAAACGCTAGATATAAACATAAAAGGCATAAGAAATAGAGATACTGATAGTCAGGCTATTATATCATCGCTTGCAGAGGGCATAAGGGCAAGATACAGCGAGCCTCAAATAAAGCCTACTGTATCAGTGCTAATGAGTAGTGCGATAATGCTTGAGGTCGGATCTATAATAAAGCTAGATCTAGCAAATCAACCTGACTTTATATCAGATAGAAACCTGAATATGTCGTTCGAGGTTCAAGGTATTTCTTGGAACTTCCTTGAAGGAACAATGGATCTTGATCTGTTTGGAAGCTCGGGCAAAGCAACACCTATTGATTTCGATCTTGGGTCTAATTCCATAGATGTTGATTACGGTGCTATGGGCTGGACTGCAATTGAGTCTGTCGTGTCTGGAACTCCAGATGAAAATACTTTTGTTATTGATCAAAACCAAACAATAGGATCAAGAGATTCAATAACATTATTGCATAATTCTTTTGGCGACATTAAGATAGCTGACGGAATAACTCTAACCACGCTTGGCACTGTTTGGTTCGGGTGCAAAGACTTTACGATAGTTAATACTGGCA